GGGTGACGTCAAAATCATCTGCTGTTTTGTCTTCATACCGTTCTAAAAAGGTAAACGGCGCCTCCCAGCGGTTGAGGTCGCGGTAATCAACGACATCCCCTGCCGCCCAGGTCCTGCCGCTGTAATCCAGCCCAAATGCCCGAGCGAGTTCCCCGCAGCGATCTTCAATCAATTGTAAATTGGCCGCCGAATAAATGGCCCGAACGGTAAACGGCGTGAAGCCATAGCTCCACGCCGTACCGAATATTTTGTTGTATGCGTCCGCGATGGTCTTGCAGTTTGCGAGGATCCGGTTGAAGGCCAGAGCATCGTTATTGCCTGCCTGGCCACCCTGCACCAGGTCAAACGTCTCGCCGTCGTCCGTTACATACAGGTCAAGATAGTCCCGGGGCGTCCAGCCCGTCTTAATATGCATCAGCCCTCACCTCCCAGATTGATCATCCAATCCGGCTGGCGGACCGTAGTGCGCATCGTGAGCGCCCCATCGTAATCGATCTCCTGCTTGATGATCACGCCGTTCAGAGGGCCGTATTTGCCCTCTACCGTGACCGGGTCACCCACTTGCAGGGACGCATCCCCACGCCAGTTGCAGGTGATGTCCGCCTTGCCGTAGGTCCGCCGGAGATACATACCCCAGGTGAGCCGATCGAGTATGCCGACCGGGATTGGGTTGTCGACGGACATGCGGTTCTGCTCCTTGTTGACCACGCTGTCCTTTTCAGACGTGCCGGAGCCTGTCTGATCCTCAATCTTTTTGCCGTACAGTCTGACCGTGACATTGTACTCATCCGGATCCGTAAACACAGCGTCCGTCCTGACAGTAATCCGGATTGCATAGGAGGTCGCTGAGACCAGTGTCACAACAAAGTCGCTTGCGTAAGGATGCTCCACTTCGCAGCGGGTGTATGCGACCGGCTCCTCCGTAATCGCCGTGTAAGTGACAGGCACGCCTTTGGCGGTCTGTATGGCGGCGGTAGCCGCAAGGATTTCTTCGCCCGTATCTTCATACCGGTGCCAGGTGTAATCAATGCCGCCGAGCTCCTCACGCGCCTCAATGGACGGATGCTCATATGACTGATCCAGCGGGATTACGGCAACCGGCGTACGGGACATGGCGGTCAGCCGGGCATTGCCGTCCGCGTCGACATACAGCAGCTTGTGCAGGTATTGTGATACATATCGCAGGCACTCCAGGCGGTTTGTGCCTTTATCAAAGGCAGTCGGGGCCGATCCTGTAAAATCCGTCGCCGGGATCCACGGGCTAGCCCCAAGGCCGAGCACGAAATCCGCGAGGCTCTGATTATGGAGGTGGTCAAGGGAGCGGGCGTTGGGCTTTGCTGCGCCCTGCAATTTGCCGAGGATATCCACGGCATGCAGCTCGCCTGTACCGCCCTTGCTGGTGGCTTTGGGGCAATAGTAGGCGCCGACTTTGGCATAGACAGGCTTGTGCTGCCCGTCGGATACGCCAATCCAGACGGTCATGATCTGATCCGACCGGACAGCAGATGCCACGCCGTTGGGATTGGCAACGTCAAACATGCCCTGCGGATCGGGATAGGCCAGGGCGCATTCGCCGGTGGGGATGGATTGGTTGGTGGGATCAGATTCGGAGATCAGGTTGCACGAGTAGAGGCTATCTCCGGTGGCCTCGAACAGCACGCCGTTTGCGATCTCGCGGATGCGTGCCCGGTGGAAGGGATGGCTCCACTTGCTGACCATGACCGTGACGGTATCGTAGGCGGCGCGGATACCGGTGATGTACACAATGGGCTGGTCATTGTTGCGGATGTGCCATTCCTGGTGGTAAGTTTCCGTGGATGATACACCGTCGATCGTGACGTCAAAGTCTACGGCGTATTCATTGGCTGCGGGATCAAAGCAGATGGTCAAAACGCTGATCGCACCGCCATTGCGGGTGCAGCTGAGCTTGACAGTGTCCTTCATAAACAAGCCGTCCTGATCGGACAGGGCGTTGGAGAGATAGCCGTAGACCTGCCCGGCCCAGCCGTTGACGAGGGCACGGCCGTCGAGGGGTGTGCGGTTATATTCGCCCGAGGCGTAGAGGCGGTGGGGAGGAGATTTGTCCCATTGGATGGGCATACAAAGGCTGTGCGCGGTGCCGTGGGCGTTGATGTCCGTCGGCCAGCTTAATGGATCGAGCCGGACAATGAGGTCTGTGCGGCGTTCAGAGGCGGCGCTGTAGGTGTGGTATTCTTGTGGGACGGTGAGCATAGGGGGCCTCCTACCTTTCAATGAAGTTCCATTTGACATTTTGATAGCCTTGCGGGATATCGTTTCGATCCAAGCCGTTCAGCTCTGTAGCGGTGACGTCGGAGCCGTAAAACTCCTTGGTCTTTTTCGTCATGGTGGTCGCGTCGTAGTAGTTTAGTCGGAAGAAATTTTTCCCTGCGCCCATCTGGCGGAGCTGCGCATATTCCCGCGCGGTCATGTACAGCCAGACACAATTGATTTTCTCCTTCTCGGCCAACAGTTCTTTGTTCAGCAGCGCGCCCTTGCCGACAGTGCGGTTGGCCTTGGTGACAACCTGCGTGACGGTATGCTCACAGGTGGAGGGCGGCTTGGGGAAGGATTTGCCGTCGATTGCGTAGATGATGGGGATCACCTCCTTTCAGGGCATGAGAAAAGCGCCTACCTCAGTTGAGATAGACGCTTTCGGTATTCGGTTGTGTCTTATTCGTAGTGCGTCCACATGCTGTAGATCGCCACCACTTTTTCGTCTTCATATACCTTGTACACCAGCCGATGCTGGACGTTGATCCGGCGGGAATAAAATCCGTTGAGATCGCCCACCAGCTTTTCATAGGGCGGCGGGTTCTGCCACGGGTTTTCCTTCAGGATATCGACCAGCGACTTAGCCTTTTTGGATAACCCGCTCTGCTTGAGCTTCTGTAAATCCTTCTGCGCGCGTTTTGAGAGCTTGACCTCATACATCCCTACCACTCCAAATCATCCGCATTTGCCATACTGTCAAGCGGCTCTTTCGAGCTTTCAAGGATGGCCTCTGTCAGTCCGGGAACCGCCGCGATATGCAGCGTTTCCATCAGGCCGTTGTATTCCTCTTCGCTCATGATGACCGCATTTCCCTTTTTGGTATTGACGTTGATGACGTCGTTGTAGGTGATGGCCTGGTCAATATACTCAAACAGATTCTTGCGCAGGTTCGTAATATTGGTATTTGTCATTTGCTTCGCCTCCTGCTCTCAGTATATGTACATTATACCGTACATATACTGAGAATGCAAGGGTTTCAACAATTTAACTGGCGTACTTCACGCGGTAGTTCTTACCCTTCGCCGCGATCGGGCGAGGGTTGCCGTGCTCTGCGAGCCAATTGCGCACCATCTCGAGCACCGGGGCCTTGTAGCGGTCGTAATCGGCTGCGTGGCCGTTCCGGTCATAGGGCGAATGGACAATCATCTGCTCCGGGATTGCAAGGGTGGAGACGATCGCGCCGACGGCCTGCGCGTGAGGCTTACCGGAGGCTTCGGACAGGATGCCGAGCGCTTCGGCCATCTCCGTGAAGTCATATGTAAGCTCATCCACCTCCAGCGGCGGCGTGGGGAGTTTTAGGCCCTCGTTGCGGTAAAGATCGGTCAGGGCCAGCACCTTGTAGCTCGGCTGGATGCCGGCGCTGTCGTAAGCGTCAATGAGCATCCGGGCGGAGCGGTTGGCTGCATTCAAGGCCATTGCACGGGCGCGGAGCTTGCGGGATTCGTCGTCTGGGAGTGCTTTGCCGGTTTTAATACGCTCTCGCATCTGTTCAAAGGCGGTGACATAGGCGGCGGTGAACAATACACCCTTTTGGCCGGTGAGCTTGTTTGCGACCATGTCGCAGCCTTTCTTGGTGAGGAGGCAGCAGGGGCGGATTTTTCCTTTGCCGTCCAGGTACGTGCTTTCGAGGAAGAAATCTGACGGCTTAATTTTCAGCCGTGAGTTTTTAACGAATCCAATTTTGGATTCGTCGGAATCCTCGGTTTCAATGCCATTCAGGACTTTCATATAGCTTGAAATATCTCTCATCAAATGAAAGTGTTCCTTACCGATCATCTTTGCCACTTCTCGGCTGTCGGTCAAAAGTTGTCCGTTCTTCTCAAATACTTTCAGTTCGTTCATGCTGTCTGCTCCTTTCTTTCGTCAAGCGCTTTCTCGAAAACGTCAATTGCTTTTTGCAATGTGGAATCATCTAAACTGCGCAACATCTCGGCAAGGGTTTCCGCGTATTCCATATCGTTCATGCGATACACCTCTCTGCAATTTTTACATACGCCCATGCGAGCGCGTCATATTGCTTCTGCGGCAGGTCGGGCTGCTGTGCTGGCTGTGGCTCGTCGAACAGCTCCGCGAGCGGGACGCGCAGAGCGTCGGCAACGGCCAGCAGGGTGCTGAGTTTCGGATCGGTGCGGCCAGTTTCCAGATTGATGATGGATTCTTTGCTGGTGCCGCTGATATCGGCCAGCATACGCAGCGACATGCCTTTTGATTGCCGGATTTCTTTGATTCTCGTTTTGAGCATAAAAATACCTCCTGAACTTCGTTGAAATTCCAGAGGTAGCCTGATATAATAGATTTATCAGACTACGGTCTGGTGCGTTGGAACGTCCACAGCTTCTTGGTCGGAGGGTGGGCGTTCTCTTTATTTGCCGAGTTCTTCATCAATTTTTTCGTTCAGCCATTGGGTTTTTGTTTTATTCTGTGTCTCCAGTTTTTTGGTGAGCGCATCAAGCTTCTCTCTTTGGATAGAGACGCTAAATTGTCCAATGGTTTTGCGACGTTCTTTCATGTACTCGGCTCTGCTTTCTGGCGACAATCTATCACCTCCTGTTACTAGTAACAAGGCAAGAGGTTTTGTAAATATTATTTCAAAACAGGTGCGAACCTTGAGCGAACATGAAATTGCCAGGAGTTTCGCACCTGATTTTTAGATTTTTTTGCCGTTTCCGCGTTTTGTATGTGTCGGATGCTTGTAAAATCCTGTAAAATATGCTGTAATAAAGGAGTAAAGACAGGCAAGCGATTGGCTGTGTTTGCTGTCGCACCCCTCGCGGGTGCGTGGATTGAAATCTTCATCTGCTCCTGTGCCAAATGGGGGAGCAGGTCGGTCGCACCCCTCGCGGGTGCGTGGATTGAAATGTTTTACTGCGAAGATCGATGGGTCTATACCTTTGTCGCACCCCTCGCGGGTGCGTGGATTGAAATTGATCGGCCTGTTGATCCTCCTCGTCATGCGCATGTCGCACCCCTCGCGGGTGCGTGGATTGAAATCCGGTAGTTGTCTATACCAAGCAGCTGGAGGACGGGTCAGGCTCCGCGAGGGGCCTGTGGGTTGAAATGAAGCTGCCCATCAGTACATAGCGTCCTGGATTGTCAGGCTCCACATGGGGCCTGTGGGTTGAAATCTTTACAAAATCCCCCTCTTGTGTTACATTTATTTTGTGATGTGAGAGGGGGATTTTGTCTTGAAATGTAAAAAATGTGGCCGTAAAGGTCTATTTTTAAAGGTAAATGCAGACGGTCTGTGCGACGTTTGCGAAAACTACCAAACTGGTTCCTTCTTTCAGCCTTCAGGCCCCAAAATTATGAATTGGGAAACACAGGAGATCATAACAAAAACAAAAGACAACGGAACTCCAGAAGCTATGCCAGAGGCGGTTAAAATGGAGGTTTTGAAAAGAGCAAAGGGATGCAGCGCGAGCTCTCCGCTTACTGGGATCATCAATAGGTTCTCTGACGATCTTCCGGGGGTAATTGCTCAATTGAAGAGGGAAGAGCTGCTCACAGAGGTTTCCTTCGCGGATGATCTCTCTTTGCTGAAAATGCCGCAACTAAAAGAAATATCAAAAAAGTTCAATTTGAAAGTGTCGGGAAAGAAAAACGAATTGATTGAAAGAATTCAGGATAACGTGTGGAAGGAAGAGCTTTTAGAAGATTTCCCTTTTTTAAACGATAGGGTATATATAATTACTGAGAAAGGAAAAGAGGCACTAAATGCGTATGCGATTGCAGAGGAATCGAAACTAAGAAACCTTGAGGATGAATGCTTTGATCTTATTTGCCGGAAAAGAATCGGAGATGCGTATAAGCGTGTAGAGATATACCGGGAAGAACAACGCATTCCACGCGAATCTGAGGAATATGGGAACTCAGGGGGCTATGCTGAATTAAGAGAAGAAGAATCGTATGGAATATATTGCTTTATGAATTCAAGATTGGAACTTCCTTCAGGTTTATCCGAATACGAATATCAAATGAAGGCCATCTTAGTCACCACTTATCTTATCGGTGCTACCGTTCCCCGCCTTGGCCCGTTGGCAGAACGAGCACTGCGCATTCCGCTCACTGATGAAGAAAGGGGATTTTTGCCGCATCTTTTTCATGATGCATTTATTCTAATCTGCAACAATCGAGAGTTATATTTTTATAAACAAAATGGGATAGAACAGTATACTTTTTTGGCCGCTTTGGACGCGAAAACCTGCCCAATTTGTGGCGAAATGGACAAGAAAATATTTTATACATCTGAGGCACAAATAGGAAAAAATTTTCCACCTTTGCATCACGGATGTAGATGTGGAACGGTCTCTTACTCTAAGGATGATTCCCCGCACATGCGCAGAGCTAAAAATCCCGTGACAGGGGAAAGCGAATTAATAGAGAGCATTTCATGGAGTGAATGGACTGCAAAGAATAAAAAATAATCCGTTCCTCCCTGCTATTGTGGCAGGGAGGATTTTGTTATTTACCAGTCGCCGGAGCGGATAAGCTCCTGCTTGACGTACTTTGCGCTGCCACGGCCTAGATTACGACCGTCCAGATCAACCACCACTTCGGGGGAGAATAAATCCGGCCCCAGCGCCGAGATCGCGGCATACACCGCGCGGTAGATCACGTCGTACTGATTGCTGCGGTCGGACTGGAGTACACCGGCGACCGTGTCGCGCATGATGGATTGCGGCGTTGCGATCTCCGGGTTGCTGGCTGCTCCTGGGTACTCGCCAACGCCGATAAGCGAGCGATCGGTAAATACGCCGCCTTTGGCGTACCACTTGACGTTGACCGAGGGGCAGCCCTGCAAGCCCATCTGTCGCCAAGCTTCCCCCTCAGCGCCCCACGTGTCGTAATCCAGTTCAAAATGCGGGGTTTTGATATGAGGGAAAGAAAGATTCCGGAATGCGTCAGTCAGACCTTGTGCCGCTTGTCTGCCGATTGACTTAAATGAGTTATACGAAAAAGAGGATTCGAAACTGCTTTAGATACTTTCAGCGGCAGTTTTCATTGCGTCACGCGCCGGTCGTGTTTGGTCTTTGACACCGTCGGCATAGCCTTCCAGGCTCCATTTGCCGTACTGTGCAAACAGCTTAGAGGGAGAGTGAATTTGCATACCGGCAGCAAAGCCCTGTGCTATGTAGTCGGATGTGCTCCGGGCCTGCGCAGCGGCTGCTTTTTCATTGTCAAGCAACCCTTTTGCATACCCTGTAAGCGAGCTATAACCGTACCCGTTAAACACTTCTGCGAAGGCGTCATCCAAATCATCAAAGTACCCCAAAACCCTTTCGTTGACCATATCTCGGGTATTGGCAGGGGTAATCCACCCCAGAAATTTCTCCCACCACCCAGGTGACTCTTTTTGCGCCAAATTTTTGTATTGCGTATAAAAAGATTGCTGTATTGTATCGGCAACCTGTTGCATCTGAGTGTCGATAGCGCCTTGTTGCTTTATAGTATCCTTTTGGATGCTTTCGATGATTCCGCTGATATATTTGATGTCTTTGGCATCTGTAGCGCTCTTTTTGAGGGTTTCTAAATCGTTGATGAGTGCCGAATTGGCCTGCGCTACAGATTCTTTTGCAGCATCCGCTTTTTCAGCCATATTTTTAATTGCTGCGGCAAACTCATCCGCAGATTTAAAATTAAGGTTATCAATTGTGATGCTGCTTATAGCTGTTTTAAATGCTGTGATTTTCGGATCGGCTTCTGTGGTTAAATTTGCGATTTCGCGGTTGATCTCGAGCAACTGCTCCGCAAGCGCCGTTTTGTCGCCCTTGCCGCTCATCGACTTTTCGGTGAGTTCGTCGGCCTTGTTTTTTAGTTCATCTAATTTAGTTTTGCTGTTTCCCACCACTTTGTCTATCAAGCCCATTACTTCCGGGATCGAATAGCCGACGCTCCCCACCAATGCACGGGTGATGTTATCATAAATCTTATCCAATATTTGCTTAGTGTTTTCTTCCAGGCATGCAAAAGCTTGCTGGATTTGCGGGACAGCCTCACCGACGCTAATGGTTCCGCGATCCATGCCTGATATCAATCCGTCGATCTCAGATGTGGTTTTTTTGATGCTTTCTTTGGCGTTGTCGATGATGGCCTGATTATCAATAATTGGCTGGTTAGCGTCCATGACGGCCTGTGTGATGTTCCCAAACCCCGCGGCAATGTCGGATATGTTCGTACCAACCCCGTCGTAAAAATCCTTTTTTAACGCCTCCGCACGGAGCTGTTCGTCTGCCTTATGACACCATAGATCCCGGCCGCCAGACCCGCCACCGCTGTTGCAACAAGCCCCCACGGCCCAAACGTCGCGTACATAACACCGCCCGCGGCCGCAGCCGTAGGACCGATTTGCAACAGGGCATCTTTAAGTGACAGGTTGCCCAGGGCATACTCTTCGACCGCGTTTTTGACAACGACAACCTCACCACCAAGGGCTGCAAGGCCAACACCCATCTTCACCATAGGATTCAGCCCACCCATAAAATGTTTGAAGCTACTCCACAGAGAGCTAAATCCATTCGCCAACCCCTTTAAGGGATTTCTGGTTATGGCAAACGAGGTTTTTGCATAGAGCAACGATTTTCCAAGTGCTTTCACGCCCTTGGAAAGCAAAGGCGATTTGCCCACTGCTGCCTTGGCCAACCCAAACCACTTGCTGATCTTGGCCGCACCAAACGCTGCGGCACCAACCGCCGCCACGCCCTTGATGGCCGGGCTATAGGTTTGGATCAAGTCTTTGACCTCACGCAGCTTCTCCCTGATCTCTTCCGCCCTTGCCGTAATTCTCGGATCAATCACATTATCCGCGTTGGACAGAGCACTATTGATCGGGATACCTGTGCTCATGCCGCCAGTGCTCCCGGTGGTATCGCTGCCGCTGCTATCACCTGTGTCGGCCTTCTCGATGACGTTCAGCTCGTCGATGCCGAGCAGTTGGCCTTTCAGTTCTTTTGCCTTCTTTGTGGCCTTCTCAAGCCCCGCAGAGACTGTCTGCGTGCTCGCGGAGAGCTGCTTGATCGGCGTTGGCTTGATGCCAAACAGTGCGGCCATGACCTGCCCTGCGCGTGTGGCAAGCACGGTCATTTTTTCAGCCAGTGCGGTCAGGTACGGCAACGCCGCCTGCAGCGCCGGGGCGAAAATTGAGCCAAGGGCACTGGAGAGCTGTTTTGTCTGCGCTTTCAGCGCCGCCTGCGCGCCGGCGAAAGTTGAGGCATAACGGGCCGCGTCGCCGGTCTGGAACGCGGTTTCCCGCATGAGACCTTCTACCGTGGCAAGGCGTTTTTCGGCCGCTGTGAGGCTCCCCACGCCCTTCCCAATGGACGCAGCATATTCTTCCCAGATGACGGAGAGGTTCTTTGTAACGCCAGCATTATCTACTAATACGCTGTTTTCATTGCGGATGCCATCCGTCGCGGACTTGACCGCTTCGCCCATTGTCAGGGACCCTTGCCGGGCGAACGCCGCCGAGTCTTTCAGATTTTGCAGGACGCTCTGCGTCTGGTCGTCCGTGTATCCAGCGGAGGATAAATTCTTGTAAGCCGTGTAGGCGTCTGCCAGGGGGATCAGCCCATCCCTTGTGTATTCTTGCAGCCAAGCCTTTGCCTGCGACACGTCCTTTCCTTGGGCGGCGAGGATGCTTTCCAGGCCGACCTGCGCCGCCTGCGTTTCCGCATAAGAGTCCGTTAGCTTCTTCACGGCCTTCGCGACGGCCGTGATTGCAGCAACAGCCGCACCGGTTTTCAGGGCTTTCAAGGCACCGGAGAGCTTGTGCGTACCTGCACTACCGGCCTCCGCCCGATCCTTGAGCTTCGTGCAGGCGTCGGACAGCTTATCTGTGCCTTTTCCGGCCTTCGTCGCATTTGCGCCAAGGCTATCACACTTCTTGATCAGGTTGTTGATTTTCGCATCGATCTTTTCCATCTTGACGGAGATTACAACCTGCAATTCTTCTACGGTCAATGGCTTTCACCACTCCTCATTTTCGCATTTTTCACGGCACTGTAGGATGCCATACGGGCCTTTATCACGCGCCAGTCCGTCTGCTGCTCCTGCGGCGGCTGGAACAAGCCGGGAAAAGCTTCGTGCAGGGGCGGGTAATGCTTCGGATCATGTGCAGCAAATGCGATCAGATTGCCGAGCTTCCAAAGCATCGTAGCCTGCGACTTCGTCTGCTCCTGCTGGTGTTTGAGCCGGGTGGCTATGACCTGCTCAACCTCGCCGATGCTCATCTCCCAAAAATCATTTGGGGCAAGCCCTGCATCCAGCGCTTGCGGATACAGGGTTTCTATCAGTTCCGTTACAGTTCGGTAGGTTATTCCGTCTCCTGCTTCTTTTCCATCTCTTGCAGATCCTCCTGCGAAAAAAAACCGCTGACCTTCATGACCTCCAAGAGCAGATCGGCCTTCTCGCTGATCGTGCAGCCATTGTCCTCCATCTCGTCGATGAGATCATAGACCTTCGGCAGGGTCATCGTCCTGTGATATTTCTGGAGGGCCGCCCAGAGGATGACCGCGAAGGTTTCCGCCCGTGTGATGTTCTCTGGAGCCTCCAATAGCGAGAAGCCGAGGAGCTTCTCCGCTTCGATTTTGGATGCGGTGGTGAGTTTGAGTTTATATTCCCGGTCGTCAACAGCCAGGATGTAGAATGCCGCCATGTTTCATGACCTCCTTATTCGGTTTCAATTTCCGTTATCTCGCTTGTCGGCGTGATATTCGCCGTGAACTGCAACGCTTCACCGATGCCCTTGCCGGGCACAGATAGCGTCACTTTACCCTGCCACGCAAAGCCGGATTTGTCCGGGAACTCCAGCTGGAAATACTGTGTAGCGCCGGAATCCTGTGCGGTCTTCAGGATGGCGTAATTCGAACTCGCCCCCATGCCGGAATACAAAAAGTTGAACGCCATATCTCCGGGGTCCTTCAGGCCGGGAATATAAGTGCGGGACGTATTTTTCATGGTCGTGGTCTCGATCTTATCTGGCGCACCCATCAAATCGGGGAAATCCTGAAGATCAGGCACCTCGGTCAGGGATGAAGATTGTGCGCCCATTTTTAAAATTGTGCCGATGGTAGAAAGCCCATCCATAAAATCAGCTCCTTATCTAATTATCTGATGTAATTTCAATCCTCAGGCCCATGCAGGACCTGACTTTTGTTTTATTTGATGTAAAATTGTTTTGTCACATTGTCATACGCACCGCTGTACAGCAGAACGGAACGGTATGCAGGGATTTCTCCCGGCAGTATCTCCTCCAGGTGGTTTAAAGTGCTGCGGGGTAAGCCAAGGGTAGCGAGCGCCGCATCGATCGCCCGATCAAACTCATTGCGCCGCTCTGGCGTGGAAGTCCAGGTCTGCACCTGCACAGCCACATTGGAGATACGGTCAACGCCGGAGGAGGTCGACGTGCGCACAGAGTTATCCGCCTGCTTGATGCTGCCCAGACCGTCGCCCAACGCGCGAAAATCCTGCGGGAAGCCCACGGACCATTTCATTCCGGTCAGGGTGGTGGTCAAGATATCGTATACGGTTTGTTCCATGTCAATCATTTCATTGCCTCCCGGATGCCTTTGCGGAGTTCAATCTCCAGATGTTTTACGATGCGGTCGCGATTATCGATCAGTGATGGATACAGGTATGGCTGCGCAAACTGGCCTTTCCAGTCCTCACGATAACCCAAACTAAGAGGCGCCTTCGGTGGGGACGGAGACGCAGCGCCCATCCGCCCTGTGCCGAATTCGACATACGGGGCGTATTCCACAATCGTACCGACCGTGCCGACGTATTCGCCCGAGGGCTGCCACGCAAAGCTCGTCTGGATGCTCTCGCGCAAATAACCAGTGTCAACCGGGCAGAGCAGCTTTGCGGCCGTCTGCACGGTCTTCGTGGCCTTCTCCACGCCTTTTTCCGTCGCCTGCTCCAGCTCACCGCCCAGCGATTGTAATTTCCTACGCAGGCTGTCAAGGCCCTTAATTTCCACGCTCATATATCCACCGCCTTTAGCAGATATCGGGTGTATGCGTCGAACGGCTGCACGCCGGCCACACGGTAAAATTGTCCGTTGCGCCGAATGAAATGTCCTTCCTCGACCGGCGGCGGGAAGGATGCCGTCATCACTGCATCCCGGTTGATGCTGAGGCCCCACTCCTGAGCTTTCAGGTCGTCTGTTACAAGCATAAAGTTGACCTGGTATCTTCCAGAGGGTGCATCGGCCGGCTGGGATGTGGGCGTTCCAAGCGAGCCGGACGAAGAAATGGGCAAGAAGTGTTCGACGGTTTTATCCTGGAACACTCTTGCCTGCATGTCTTTGAACTTATCGGGGATTATCATACTACCACAGCTTTCTGTAGGCGCACAGCGCCTGCATTTCGCTTTCTGTTAAACCAGAAGAGAGGACGCTTTCCGCCGCGTAGGCCTGGAAGCTCACGGATTGGCCGTTGTCGGACAGGCTCGAAACGCGCTGCGCGGCCTCTGCGGTGCCGACACCTTGCCGGCGGAACCGGTCGGCAGCAATTTCCACAACGATGGTGGGCATGCCGCCGATCAATTCCTGTTGCCGGGTAAACCGAAGCGCCTTTTCCTCGGCAGACCGCAGGAAAAAGCAAAGCTCCTCCCTTCCAGCGTTTTCGAATCCAATCAGGGTATATAAATCCTCCAGCATGCGCTCATGCAGTTCGTCCATTACCCCACCAGCCTTGTAGTCATGCTCGAGTTGAGCGTCTTCACGCCGTACAAAACATCGAAGCTGACTGTATCCTTCTTATGGGTGGAATCGTAATCAAATACAACGCGAACTGCAAAGCCGTCCGCAGATGCAATGGAGGCTTTGGATGCTCCCATCGGAAGCTCCAGCTGCCGCGTAACCAATGCCAGGCCGTTGCGGTGGAAAGCCAGAGAATGCGTCGTATGAATGAGGTAGATATCCTCCGCCTCTGCTACAGCCTTGTGGATTGGCTGGTCGATAGCAATACTTTCAACCGCCCCGGAGGCTGCTGTCTTATCCTCCGCAAAGCGATAAAGATATCCATCCAGGATAAATCCATCACCTTTTTTGATAGTGCCTGCCGCCGCAGTGACGCCGGACAGCGCAACTGTCTCCGCTCCGGCCGTGCAGGTGATCTTTGCAACTGTCGCCGTACCGGATTTCTCGGCAAGCGTATCCGGCGCATTCTGACTCATGTAGGTGTCGAGGCCGTAAATCTGCCCGAGCTCTGCATTGCGCAGCGCGTCTCCAGTTCCCGCATACGCAACTTTCGTAAGGTTATCCGTGGTCAGGTAGCGGTATTTGTGCGTCGGATGAAGTACCAGACGTCGATTTGCAACAGGCACCGCCGCAAGATCGAACCCTTTGGCGATATTAGCGAGATCCTTCAGATCAGTTGCGTCCGCAGTTCCTGCCACGGTACGGCCTGCGCTTCGGATTCCCTCGGCGATGATATCGCTGTCGACAGCCTGAGAGATCGCCTGCATGGCGGGCGTTACAATCTGGGCGGAAAAATCCTTGATATCAAGCGTAAGCTCCTTGGAGGTGACAGGGACGGTTACGTCGCGGAAATGGTCGAGCGTAACAGTCGTGCTGCCTTCAGTGGCGCTCTGTTCGGACGTTTCGCCAACAAAGTTCTTAGCAATGAACTTTGCGGGCTTGCGAATGGTAATGGTATCTCCCACGCGATTAAACTCCTTAGAGTAATCCCGATGGACGAGACCGGCCATTACTGTATTGTTCTCAAGGACCATTAGCGCTTCGTTTGCAATGATGTCAGGGGTCAAAAATTTGTTGGGCATAAATCATACTCCTTTACTACTGATGTTTCTCACGCCATTTTTTGTAACCGGCGTAATCCTTGGGCGGTTCTCCATCCGCCGACGGCTCGTTTCCGCCGCCTGGATCTCCGCCCCCTATAATGTTGGTTTTGACGGCCTCGAAAAGATACGGCTCACTCTTTTTCAAAGCCTCAAGGTCCAGCCCGTCAATCGTGCCGTCGTCCTTCAGCTTCAGCTTGCCGTAGTCCAAAAAGGCCTTGACTGCCTTTGTGCTACGGCCCTTCGCGCCGATGATAGCAACATCCAGCGCATTGTCTAGCCGTAGCTTCGCGGTATCGTCGTCGTACTTTTGCTGGAGCGCGGCAAGATCGGCTTTGAGCTTTTCCACGTCGACGCCATCGAACTTCTTCACGGTATCCTGTAACTGCTTGATGGTGTCGTTTGCCGCCGTTACTTTTTGTGCTTCGGCGGCGGTGAGAGCTTTTTGCGCCTCAATGTCTTTGCCGTTTTCAGCCATGATTTTATCAATGGCCTCTTTTTCTATCCCAAGGGATTCCAAAAATTTTCTTTCCATGCATGCCTCCTGCGGCTACGCTTTTTACGGGGTCGCGTCCCGTACCGCTCCGCCGTTTACGCCCGCGGTCAGCGGATTTTTGTATAACAAAAGGACGGCGCAAAAGCTGCGTCGCCCCTGTTAGCGAGATTCATAATTTTAAGTGTTTTGGAGATTAACAGACGCATAGCAGCACCGGCCATTTTGCCAAGCGCCGCACTCCTGTTTCAAACAATCCTCCAATTCAAAAATATACTGATCTATTTGGCTCCCCCCTTCGGGAGACTGTGAACCCTCATCGTACTTCTGCGCCCAGCGCTGATAATGCGTCTCGGATTTTCGGTTATATGGGCATTTCAAATGATCACCTCAAAAACGGCATAAAGAAAGAGAGGCCTGCACCCGCAAGTCTCTCTTCGCTTATTGCTCGATGATAAATTGATGAAGTTCCCGGATCGTCAGATCAAGCGGCTCGATGCCCTTTTCACGGCAGTAGGCGAGGATCTTCCGGTAATCGTAGTGTGTTTTCGAATCAAAGAACGGCGAAAGGTATCCGCCAGCCTTCTCTGCAGCTTCATCTAAAGCTTTCATCGCTTCCATTTCTTGCTCAGACATTTTGGTCACTCCTCGTCAAAAGTATAAATCCGAAGCAGCCTCGCGGCGGCTTCCTCGTCGATAATCATACGGTAAGGGTGCGCGATCCCCAAGAATTGAGCGCCTAGCGCTTCCTCGTAATGTCGGACTAAATCCGCGTTCTTTGCATCCAAAAAGACAAACCCGCCATAGCCCTTCTCCATAGATTTTTGCGCGGCGATCGCAAACAGATGACCGCCTACGCCCTCATAGCGCTTGGACTTTCCTCGATTCCACGGGGCGCTCTCCGCAATATGCGCATAAACAGCTTTATCGCGTTCCTCATATTGCAATGCAATCATGCCCTGGATTTCTTCGCTCCCGGCTACCGTCAGTTTGTAGATGTCGTCAGCTGCGAGATCTGGGTCAGTCCAGTTAAATAACCAACCGTCTTTTGATTTCGCACTTTTTAAATCGCTGGAAATTGCCTTTGAAAATGTAGTTTTGACAACGTTTCCCGTTGAGGTATCAACCAGACACGGGGTAAGCGCGTCAATTTCAATGTCCATCTTCATTGCATCACGTCCTGCTTGTATTATACCACTATTCTTCGGTTTTGTATAGTTTCCGGCTTTCCATTCTGCCCAAGAGAGATCTGCCGGGACGATTTTTGCTGCACCCGTCTTTGGGTCTCTTGCACGCCTTCTTAAGCCCTCTAGGCCAAGCTCATCGAAATATGCGACAGTCGTGCAGCGGTCATTCGGGTGCATCGGTGGATAATTGATCCCTTCTTTTGCTTCTTTGACCGGGAATACTTTTCCGTCCAGCCTGCCGCAGACAACGCATGTGCGGCTGTCGAGCGTGGCGAGATAGGCATACTTCTCGACCTCTGTCTCCTCGTAGGAATGGAGCTCTGCCGCGTTATACGCCCGACTGGCCTCCGTGCGGACAAGCCTCGTCGCCGCATACTTCCCGGTCTGCATCACATCTTCAATCTGCTTCGCCATGCGCGGGACGCTTGCCCCGGAGATGATACCTGACGTAATAACCTTCTCGGCTTCCTGGGCCAGCATTTGCGTATTGCGCCATACCCTCCGGCTATAGTGAGCCCCGCTCCACGCCTCGCCCAGTACTGTTTGAATGGCCTGCTGCGGCAGCTGCGTGAAGGAAAATGCAAAGCCGGTGCCGATTTGCGTATCAAAGATAGAACGGTAATAGGTGTGCTCGTAAGATTTGGATATGACCTTGCCAGTCGTTTCAATTTCCTTGTCAGATACCACCTTCGCCATCTCCGCATAAACCTGCTCCCGCAGTGCCTCCAGTCGGCTGATCCGCGCGGCGTAGGCCGGGACATTCAGCCGGTTAAGTGCTTTGCGCCGGAGCTGTGGGTCCTTGATCTCCTTCAGCTCCTCGCGGAGCTTGTTCAGCACTTCTTCGGTTTCCCGGACGTTGAGTAGCTTACGGGCTTCTGCCTCCGTTAATTCGCCGTCCTTTGCGTATCGGGCAAAAATCCGCTTGACATCCTCCGTAATCTGCCGGGCCGCTCGGTCATAGGCGGGAAGAATGTCTTTCACAATCTCCCGGTTTGCAATTCTTCGGGCCTGCGCTTCTCGTGCCAGCGCCCGTTTTTCCCAATAATCCGAGGACTTCATTCATCTTCACCCTCTCCATCTCCCGGCGGGACGTCGCTGTCCAAAAAGCGTTTTGCCGCTTCCTCCCGCTGCTTTTCGAGATCTTTTAAGGCTTGATTGACATCATCCACAAATGGATGTTTTGCGAGCAGGATTGTATCCGGAACAATGCCCTGCGACTGTTGAATCATCGTTACGGTCTCTGCGTCGTTTGTGATGATCGTCTTATTGACGTCCACCCTGATCAGGGCGCTGTCATACTCTGTGCCCTGTTTTAGGTTGATATCCTGCGTGATGAACCACATGAATTGCTTGAGCGCCCGCTTGAGCTTGATAACCATCATGTTTGCTTTTTGGTCGAGCGGCGTGTAAAGGAATTTGAGCGCCACGCCGGAGGGCGCCGTCGCGAATTTATCGGCGGTCGTATCAATCGCCATGCCGAGGCTGTACATGTCGCTGCGCAGCATATCGAGCCAGGCAAGGCGCTCCTGCACGCCCAATGTGACCTGTTCGGCGCTGACCTTGCCCTGCGGGTCGGAGATGCTGACCGCCTTGTTCATTTGCAGCTTGCGCTGGATGGCTTTTGCTGTCTCTCCGCCGTAGCCCTGCACGATCCAGTAGAGCTCAACCAAATCAATTTGGTTGTTTGTACTGGCGGAGGATATGAGGTTGTATGCATCCTGCAAGCCCTTGATCCGCGTCAAGTCGCTCGTATGCCGCCCGTTGTTATACAGCGGGATAAACGGCACCCGCCCCCATCCGTGCGGCTCCCGGCGGGTGACAAGGCCATTGGTAATGGTAATCCGGTACCAATGTGCGGAGGGGTTTGGACTGCGGGCCAGATCAAGGATATATTCCCCTGACTCGGATTCCTCGTAATAGGTGACATCGTCTTTCGTCCACCACTCAACTTTCTTGTGCAGCGTTTCTTTGCCATCGGCCACTACTGCGACCGAGTAGTAGCGGATGAGCTCAACAAGCTCTTTTTGGCAGACCGAATCATAGAAGGGAATGACCTCTTCCGCGGGTGTGACGACATATTGCAGCATGCCCGCCTTATCGTAATAAACGTGTAGCCACTCTACACCCTTGTTACTCGCACCGGTAACGTAATCATTGAGCGTATCCGCAAACTCCTCATCCGACGTAACGGCGGTGACTGCGTCCTCAAAGGACTTCAACTCTGAATGATCTTCCGCGCCCTCCACCGTGACGCTGGGGGCGGCTTCCCGACGATGTATGCAGTTTTCTGATCCACCTGCTGCTGATAGATGTTGTGGACATTATGGTGGTTGGAATTGTTCTCGTTCGTGATGAGATGTCCCGAGCGGTCAATCCCTGCTGCTGTCTCGACCTCGTCATAAACCCACGACTGCCGAAAATCATGTTGCAGGATATCGTGAGCACCGTCGTAATACTGCTTACCAACAGCCATGTATCGCTTTGCAGGGTTCGCATCCTCATCTTTGAGGATCTGCTTAATGATATCGCTCGTGCTTAGCCTGCCCTCAGCGGTCAGCTTTTGCTTGATGAGTTCCATGTTGGTGATGTACATAGCATTACCTCACTTGCACATTGATCTGATCATCCTGCGTCGCATAACGGACGGCATCGATGGTGTGGTTGCCCCGGTCAGGGTAGGAGGCCTTAAAGTTACCATTCTTATCCCGATCCAGCTCGTATCCTAAAAACTCCCGCGCAGCATTTGGGCAGCGCTGGTCATCAATGATGATCTCTTCAAGGTCACGCATCCAGTCAATGCCGTGTTTGACACTGTCAGGCCCCTTGCGGGCGCCGATTACCCGCAATCCATACTCATACATCTCGGCAATGCTCTTCGGTTCGGCGCTGTCCGCGATGATCTCCTGATTGAGCGTATTTTCCGCCCGGATTAGCCTGGCGGCCGCCCGGTTGCTCATCTCGGCCTTATACAGCTCGTGGAAGATGTGAAGCCGTCGCCGGGTCTTATCGTAGTGGCAGACGATATATGCCAGCGGATCCACCGCATATCCCCAGTCGAGGCCGCGACGGATTCGGTCGAATCGTTTGATTTCATCATCGGTGATCCCGCGCAGCGTGACATTTTTAAACACTTCGCCGCCGGTACCAGTAACCTCGCCGAGATATTCATGCCGGTAACGTTCAGGCTGCGTTTTTTGAAGATGACGCGCCTCGATGAAAAACTGCTCCCCCAGCCAGCCGGCAGGGACGCTCTCATATGTGGAGTGGTGGATCAGGCGGTCTGGCCGGCTGGCGCGCACCTCCTCATTCACCCAGTCCCGAACGGATTTCGGTGGGTTGTATGTGTAAAAAACTGTAAATCGCTCCCCGCCGCGCATGAGGGACTGGTTGATGCTGCGCGTCTCCCGCATCCCGCCGAACTGGTTCCACTCCTCGTACCAGACATATCGAAAATATCCGAACGGCGGCTTGATGGATTTGAGTTTCATTGGCTCGTCGGCGCCGCGGAACAGGATTGTCTGGCCTGTGGGGGCGTATGCTAGCCGAAGGGGGCTTTGGTTGGGCCGGAAGTATTCCTGCACGCCGAGGGCTTGAACCGCCCAGAGCATCTGCGTAAAAACAGAATCATGCAGCGTGTTCCCGACCTTGCGCAGGATGACTGCGTGTGCATCGGGGTGCTGCATGATCCCCAGAATAATTTCAATCGATGTGAAGGAGCTCTTTGTACTTCCGCGCCCGCCCTTGAGGACGTAATGTGTGTGTCCCTCGGACCTGATATCCTGATGGAGACCATAGAAGGCGGGTGCAATCACCCGGTCAAGCTTAATCTCAGCCACCGTGGTCACCTATGTTATCGATGATGACGGGCGTATCATGGGAAACAGAGAGCCGATCGGTAAACATTCCAATGTGCTTACCAATCAATTCCAAGGCCCTCTCTGCGCCTTTACTGTCGAACACATATTCCCCAGATTCCACTTTGCACTTTAGTTCCGGGTCCCAGACCATCACTGGGACAGCGGCCATGCACTGATCGAGCGTTTCTTTTAACTTGAGGATCACCCAGTCGGCGGAGATCGATAGCCTTTTGACCTGCTCCGCCTGCAATTCCCGCACGCGCGAAAGAACCTTGTCATTCCTTAGCAGCCTTGCCGCCTGTGTTTCCGCTGATTTCTCTGAGTAGCCGGCGCGGGCAGCGGCCTGCTTCCCGTTGTAGTCGATGATATATTCCCTGCAAAAAAGCTCCTGCCGTGGCGTAAGCTGTTCGGACACTGTCCTCACCACCTCATTTAAAACTTATATCGGCGTAAAGATAGCGGGCTGCCCTATTGAAAGGGGCAACCCGCCGCTTTTGAATCGTTGTTTGCTAGATTGATTTATTTAAACTTTCCGTTTTCTCTTGCATAAGCAAGCTCTTCAGCTCCAAAATCCTGTACAATACCAAGTGTTCCGTAATCCATGTCTCCAGATGCCGTGTGGAATGTCCATTTACCACTCGACATCGCTTCAAAAGAGCCATCGGCATACCATCTAATTACGTCTGAACTTGTTTGATTAAACAAGTAGCCGCGTAACCCTCCGGCAATTGATGTGCGGCCCCAAATGGTTTTCTTAATTTCTGCTGCTGAGCTAGAGATATAAGCGTTATATCCGCTGAGCGTTATGTCATACGCACAACTAATTCTGAAATAAAGATTAAAGTGGAAAAATTTCGTCTGGGAATAACGCTTTACGGAAGTTGCTGCCGCAGGTGTAATTTGAGAAATGCCACTATTAAGTGGCATTGCGGAAGATGGTGACGCTTTAGCTTCTTGCATTCTTTGATAGGCATAAGCAGTCATAGAAACGATTTCTTCCATGAATTCCCGGTGCTCTTCAAGTGTACGATCGGGAACCATATTGATACCGTATTCCATTTTACCAACCATATCGTACTTCTCCATGATTTCCATAGAAATTTCCATATAGTCCTCAATGGTAGGTTGGCTAATCGCCGAGGCAGTTATGGGAGCAACAGATAAGAGCGCCATAATTAATGATAAGCACAACGATGTAAATCGTACTCTTTTCATTTTATTCCATCCTTTCAATGATTTATCGAAGCTATACATAATCAATATGATAAACCATTGGAATCACATCCTTTCTTGTTATTTATCGGCTTTAGTATATCATTAAATCAATATATGTCAACATTATATATAATTTATATATAATGTATTAAAAACACCAGTGCTAACACGTATTATCGCTGATTAAATAGAATGTTCCTCGGCATTACCGCCCCGGGGAAGGCGGGAGAGAAAGGAAGAAAGAATGAAAAAGTGAAGCTTCACTATGCTCTGTGAAATTCTCCACAATACCATTTTACACCCCTTTTCTGAGAAAAAGGTATCATCTTTTCTTAAATTTCTCGCAATTCTTCTGCTAAGTAAATTAAAAAGCGTTTCCTGTATCGCTTCATTGTGATGATCGAGAAAGGGAGGTTGATAAACTGCATCTGTTTATGTCTGAAAAGGTTTTGCTTAATAAACTCACGCTCATCATCGCTATCGCAGCGCATCCACGCCTGTTCCACCGCTCTGATCTTCTTGTCATTTTCTCGCTGCCTCTGAAGGATCTTCTCGACCTTTCGGGCAGTAGGGTCCCCCGTACCGCTGCCCCTCGGCTGCCCATCCGGCGCATGCGTCTCGTGGATGATTTCCTCTTCGATCTCTCGTTGCCGCTGTAACATCCGGTAATACCCCTTTGCCGTGGCGACGCATCGGGAGTAGACATCCGGCAAGCTTTATGTTCTCGGCATCTTTGACGGTCACTTTTTCACCTGCTTTCGGGGCAACTTTTTAAGATATTCAAAGCTGGCGTTCATCGTATCGCCTGTACTCGTATCGCCTGTACGGCGCAGATAGTTGAACAAGCCGTTACCGGTATCATCCGCCAAAACCCTGTGAAATTTAACTTGCGCCACTCCACGTGGATCGTCCAATACCTTTACGACTTCCACCACGGCTTTGGATTTGTTTTCTTTGCCAAATGCGTACAAGCAAAAGTCCCCAGTTTCAAAGCTGGCAGAGCTATTACTTTCGCGGTAGTCAACGGCCTTCACGGTCAAACCCATCCCTCCTCACACAACGTTTAAACGGACACAGCCCGCCATCTAGCAGCCACACACACCGCCCATCCGGGCATTGCGGCTTATCTGCCGGTGGTTTAAGGCTGCACAGGCGTTGGACGGCACGGAGCTTGCCGGGGTCGATGTCGGACATGGCGGTCACTCCTTCAATCCCCACCATTCTGATAATCCACGCCAGACAAATCCTGTAATATCGTCCTCACAATCGACACAGTTTTCATAATTGCAGACTAGGCACGACTCATTTTCATTGACCAATCGGGTCATATCCTTTTTCGCCAATTCAAGTTCAGCTTTCAATCTGGCATCCTCTTTAAGTGCCTTTCTCACTTCCCGGTAATACTCCCGCAATTCCTCCGCCGTGAGCGGTTTGCTCTTTCGTATTTTTCGCATCGGATTGCCTCCGTTCGTTGATCTTCCACAGCCTAACCACAACCCTGGGCTCGTCCGCGTAAAACTTCGCGAACGCAGCTTCCACAATCTGCGCGTCGTCGTAATACGCGATCTTGTTCAGCGCGTCGCAGATCACCTTCGCTACGTTGTCGAAATCCGGCTTCTTGGCCGGCCGGATTAGGCCTTCGCGCATCAGGGCAGCGCGTTTCCTGCTGGTGGACTTCGGGATACTGTAGAACGCCGTGATCTCCATGCCGATCTCAACACCTTGCGGGATCATGCCAGCGCCGGAGGCCATAAAGCACGCCTTGATATGCGCCTCATAGTTTTCCGTCTTCGCAGGCGTGTAGGTTTTCACGAAGCTGCCCTGCCTGCTGAATTTTGGCCGGCCCTTACCCTGCGGCTCCCCGGGGATTACAAACCTAATTATCATGCCGGATCCTCCTGTATGACGGCGCCGCCATTACAAACCGATGGCAGCAACCCTCCAAACGGTCCACCGTCCGGCTGTCAACTGCTCCCCGTAGAGCCGCCTCGTCCCGCAGATTGGTTGTGACCACCATCGGGCGATAGTAGTTGACGCGGTAATCCACCAGGGATTGCAGGACGCTGCGCGTCCAAGGCGTCGGTGCATCGGCCTCCAGATCATCAAGGATTAGCAGGTCAGCCTGCCGGCATGGGGTAATAATATCAGTCTCACTGTTTCCTCCGTCGAAGGATCCGCGCAGTTCGTAATACAGGTCCGTCACTCGCTTAAACACGACGCGGCGCCCATCCTCCAGCAGCGCGTTCCCAATCGCCGCGGCAAGATGTGTTTTCCCACAGCCGGTCGGCCCGGCAAAGAGCAGGCCCTCCCCGCGAGAGGACATCTCCGCGAATACCTCTATGTACCGCCTGGCAGCCTGCAAGGCCTTACCCGTGCCTTCCCGTTCTTCGAAGGATGCAAGCGTGCACTCTCGCTGCCGGGGCGGGATCCCACTTTCTCGCTTGTTCCGCTCGATCATCAGCCAGCAATCACGCTCGGCCTCCTGACGCTCCTCTTCCTCGCGGGCCTTCCGCTGGCATTCGCATTCCCGGTTGATCCAGCCGCCAAACATCTTCCGGCCCAGGATGGGTGCACCGCAATAGGGGCATGTGCCGGTTTGCTCCAAGGGCGGCAGCTCGTATTCATCCTTTGTTTTTTGGATATCTTCCGAAGACGGCATCCAGATCACCTTCCTCCTGATACAGCGCCGGATCGGTATAGTCCGACGGCGCTGATTTTTTTGTGACTGCGTTCTGATTTTGCTTTTTCACCTGGTCAATATGGGTGACGCCCTGCGCCTTCCAACGTTCCAGGATCGAGAGCACATAGGCTGCGCTGTTTGCATTGCGCTCTTTTGCCAGCCGGATCGCGCACAACGACAGGTCGGGGTCATACTCCCCGGCGATCCGGACGATGATGTCCCGGTCCTTCCCGCCGATAAGCCGCCCGAAAGTTCCCTCGAAGTAGGCAGAGACCTGTTTCAGATTCCCGATTCCCTCGCGCGCGCATATATATCTCTCTTCTTTACTTTTCTTTTCTTTACTTTCCTGATTTCCGGTACTTTTAAAGGGGTTATCCGTACTTTTAACTGGGTTTTCCTTACGGGGAATGCTTTCAAAGGTCAGCTTTCCAAGAACACTGGCTGGTACGTCTTTTTTGTTGCCCGTATCCAGCAGCCAGTATTCTTTGAAAATACGTATGTCAGGGCGGCTGTTCCCCACAATCCGGAGGAACCGCCGCTGGATACCCGGCGAAGTCAATACGCTGAACATCTGATACACTCCCTGATCGAACAGGGAACGCCGCAGACACCCTTGTAATACCTCGTCTACAAGTTTGGGGGAACAACCATCACCGACACCCTCAGACATCAGGAGACAATCGTCGTTATCCCATAATTTAAAGTATCCATTGGTTGCATATACGGAATTGAGCAGTTCATATGGGCCACACAACGGCGATCAATTGGTTGCGGAAGTTTTGCGAGAGAAATAATTTGCGCTATGTCAATATCCACAGCTTCCGTCATCTCAACGCTACCCTGCTGATCAACAGCGGCACTGATGTTCGAACGGTATCGGCTGCACCTGGTCACTCTCAGGCATCAACGACACTGAATATTTACGCTCATGCATTCGCTCAGGCGCAGGCAAAAGCGAGTGAAGCAATCGCCGCCTCACTTGACCTCGGAAAGAAAAAAGCATAGATGAAATCTGGTGCTTATTTGGTGTTTATTTATCTGAAAACATGCTGAAATATGATGGAACATCTGAAAACGCAAAGCACAGAAAACGTTGATACTACGTTGTTTTTGGTAATATCTCATAACATCGAAAAACGCTTCAAACGGGTTCGAATCCCGTTTCCCGCTCCACACCTGCGGTGCGTGATTTGCGCACCGCAGTTTTTTTGCTCAGACGAGCGGCGCCGATCCTTTCACCTTTCCATTGCCGAAAAGCTTTAAACCTGTTGATTAAAAGAGGTTTAAGGCTTTTTTATTGTTGTACTTGGCTTATGTTGCTATGAAGGCCTATCGCTCATAGATCCACAATGGAAACGCGGTGTAAGCTTCACACCAGTCTGTTTCACTTTTTCTGCTATTTTTTGTTTTCACGCGCTCAGCAGTTGAAAATTTCTGTAAACTATGCTGTAATAAGAATGACAACGGTTCGTGCCCAACGCACAAGCTTGTCCAGGCTCCCTTCGGGATTCAGAGCAACGGAAGGCGGCCTTTCCATCTATTTTCATCTAATTGATTCAGAAAGAAGGAGCTACCATTGAAAAGAGCGCTCATAGGCGGGTTCATCATCAGCGGAAAACCGGACTGCCAAGCCCAAAAGGCAGATTTGTTGATTGAGGACGGCAAAATCGCCGCCATCGGCAATATCGACCGCACCGGTGCAGAAATAATGGATTGCACCGGAAAATACATCATGCCGGGGCTTATTAACATGCACGCACATCTTTTCGGCACCGGAATGCCCAGCAAAGTGCTAGGGGGCGGCGGCTCGCAAAAAGCGGTGCTGAAATTTGTACATACCCAGCTCGGCCACAAGGTGCTGGATGCCATGGTTGCCTCCCACGTGCTCGCTGAGCTGGATTCCGGCGTCACAACGCTGCGCGCGGTGGGCGATTTCTGCGGCTCTGACCTGCGCATCCGCGACGCTGTGCGCGCTGGTCAGAAGATCGGGCCACGGATGTATTGCTCCGGCACAGCCATCACTGTGCCTGGCGGGCATGGCGACGGCACGTTTGCTGAAACCGCCTCCGATCCGGCGGAGCTGCGGGCGCTGGTTGATGCGCACCATGCGGCGGGAGCCGATTTCATCAAAATCTGTGTCACTGGCGGCGTGATGGATGCGAAGAAAAAGGGCTCCCCAGGCGAGTTGAAGATGAATTTGGAGCAGACACGTGCCGTATGCGACCGTGCGCATGAGCTTGGCATGAAGGTTGCATCGCATACGGAAAGCCCGGACGGAATGCGCGTTGCCATTGAAGGCGGCGTGGATACGGTGGAGCACAGCGCTGGATTTGACGAAGCCCTGCAAAAAATCTTGCTAGAGCGGGATGGCGGCATTATCATGACCTTCTCGCCTGCCCTGCCGCTCGCCCGCCTCTCCCCTGAGGTGACGAAGCTCAATGAGCTCTGCGTTTACAACAGCGAGGTAGTGTTGGATGGAATGCGTGAAGGGGTACGCACCGCCATGGAGGCGGGGATTCACCTCGGCATGGGCACCGATGCTTCCTGCCCTTTCGTCACACAATACAATATGTGGCGCGAGGTTTGGTATTTTCAGAAGATGATGCATGTTTCTCCCAATTACGCGATCTACACTGCGACGCTTTCCAACGCGGAAATTCTAGGCATTGCGGATATCACCGGTTCGGTAGAAAGCGGCAAATATGCGGATCTGCTCATCCTCAGCGCCAATCCACTGGAGCAACTGGAAGCGATGCGCGAACCCTATGCTGTGCTAAAGGAAGGCAAAGTCCGTCAGCCCCGATTGAAAAAAAATGCCTTTATCGATCAGGAGCTTGATCAGCTCGCCGCTGTGTTATAAGGGGCGGGTTTCGTCTGAAAGAAAGGCAATCTAAAAGCACCGGGTTGAAAATCAACCCGGTGCTTTGTTTCTATTATAAAGTGAGCCAATCCATAGAGCAACGCTTGTCACAATCATAAAAATCAAAGGGATATACGTCGCTTACAAGGTCAACCAGCTACCGGTTGTGTTTTTATTACGAAGCGCAGCGAATAGCAAAACAGGGCCTGCCTTCATTAAGGGATCACAGAGATACAACGCTTACCGGCTATTTTTTATGATGGCATAGGGGCAAACCGCATCCATATCAGCCTATTTTCGGCACTTGTTTCCGTATCATTCCAGCCGGATTCTTTTTGATATGGATATACTAATAAAAACTCAATAAAGGCGGGTAATACAATGTGGCAATATTCAATACAGAGGCATCAAGATAACGATTATGACCTTATCATCACCATTCTGCCTGAAAATGTAGAATTCGGATCGGATTTATTTTCAGCAGAACGAAAAGAAAGTGTGCAACGATCCCTCCAATCCGTTCTATCACAAACAAAGAAATTCCAAATCAAAACTGTAAAAATTATTCTATCCGGAATTTTAATTGCTTCCATCCCATACAGTGTTTTTGCAGCCAATCTGGAGGAAATGCGATCAGAATTGACTGATACCATCCGGCTGGAAAGCCTGTTGAGCGCATCAAACAGTGTGCAGGCCGAGCTCCCATTTCATATGACATACCTTTACGGGGGCAGTATTGCGCAACAAATTAATTTGGTCAAAACGGTCGGCTCCTTTCAAACCGTTACTCCAGCCTATTTCGATATTGACGCAAACGGGAAATTGGCACTCGGCCCAATCAGCACAGAATTAATCCGTGCTATGCACAGTATGAACATTAAAGTGGTGCCCATGCTGAGCAATCATTGGGATCGCAGAGCAGGCCAGCTTGCCCTGCGGGATCCGGAGGGGTTGGCGCGGCAAATTGCAGATTACGTTGAACAATACCAGCTGGATGGCGTAAATGTGGATATTGAAAATGTTACCGAAACAGAAAAAGACGCTTATACGCGCCTTGTAGCTGCGCTTCGGCAAAGAATCCCCAGAGAAAAGGAGGTATCTGTAGCTGTGGCCGCTAATCCCAAGGGGTGGACAACCGGGTGGCACGGCTCTTACGATTATAAAAGCTTGGCAGAATACGCCGATTATTTGATGATTATGGCCTATGATGAAAGTTGGAATGGCAGCTCAGAGGGGCCTGTCGCTAGTTATAATTTTGTAGAGCGCTCCATTCAATATGCGCGGCGTTATGTCCCCGCTGAAAAGATCGTATTAGGAGTTCCATTTTATGGGAGAATTTGGAGCTCTGATGGTAATCTCAAAGGGCATGGAATCAGTTTGGATGTATTAAGCCGGATGCTTCCCGACTATAATGCGACCATCACTTATGATGAGACGTACCAGTCTCCAAAAGCAGAATTCACTGTAAAGCAGGGCGATAAAGAATATATTGTGAACGGTAAAGCGCTTGCGCCCGGTCGATACACCGTATGGTTTGAGGACGAGCGTTCCCTGCGCAGCAAAATTAAGCTAATCCATCAATATAATCTAAAGGGTCTGGGTTCATGGTCCCTATCACAAGCTTCCGAGCACATTCTACAGAACCTTACCTCCTGGCTAACCCATCCGGATGGGGACGCAGAGGATGAAATACTTCACTATGGCAGAGTTACCGCTTCATCCCTTCGGATTCGTCAGGAGCCCTCTCTGCAAAGTGAAACAATCGCCTTTTTCAGCCAAGGGGATGTCGTAAAAATTATTGGCATTCTGGATGGATGGTATCATGTAAGACTTGGGGATGGCAAAACGGGATATGTCAGCTCAGAATATGTACGCATTGATGGGGCAGAGGATCAGCCTGAGTCGACTCGCACCGGCTATTCCACCGGCTCCAACGTCAATGTCCGCCAATCTGCATCTACCTCTGCCGCCGTTCTCGCCACGCT